GCTTGCCCACGGCCTCGATGCCCCGCAGCAGGGGTGAGAACAGCTTGAGGACGGGGATCTTCTCGAACAGTCTCCCCAGCGGGCCCGCGATGCGCCCGGCGGGGATGACCGACAGCACCGCGAGGATCGTGTCCAGCCAGTGGTGCTCCCAGAACGACAAGGAGAACAGCGGCGAGAAGAGGTTCGTGACGATGCCGATCGCCAAAGGGAGAGCCGTGTTGCCGAAGGTCTTGCCGACCCCGACCCAGTCGATCTTCTTGACGATGGTGCCCAGCCTCTTCGTCAGGTCCGCGGTGTGCTCGCCGACCCATCCGATCGCCGTCGCCAGTCCGGAGCCGACCTGCTTGCCGAGGTGGCCCCAGTCGAGGTCGCCGATCGCGTCGCCGATCCCCCCGGAGATCAGGCCGCGCAGCTGCTCGCCAAACTTCTGCGCCTGGCTCTTGACGGCCTTCGGCGCCGCCAGCGTCTTCGGGATCTTCGTCGTGCCGACCCGCACGGTCGGCGACGGCACGTACAGGTCCGGGCGCCGCAGCATGCTTGGGACCGGCATCACCGGGGACTTGATCGTCGGCGTCGGCAGCGTGATGACCGGCTTCTTCTTCGGCGACAAGCCGGTGACGAAGTCGGAGACGAAGCCGGTCACAGTGGAGAACCCGGACTTGATCGCGCCGACAGGCACCATGTGCAACAGTGCAGTGGAGAACCGGCCCGTCTCAGGAATCGCGGTCTTGTTCAGGTACGTGACGAAACTCGTGATCGGCGGCAGCAGCTTATCGCCGACCTCGATTGCGAACACGTCAATATTGCTCTTGATGATGGCCAGCTGGGCGGCAACAGTCTTCCGCTGCGCCTGCACTGCCGGACCATAGTTGCCCATGGACCGGTTGATCTGATCCTGCTTTTTCTTCAAGACATCGAAATTGTTGACCAGAGTCAGAATCGCCGACGAAGACCGGCCGCCGCCGAATGCCCGACTCAGGAGTTGGGATTGCTTGACGGCCGATAGCCCGGAGTCGTCCAAGTGGGACTTGAGAAGACCAATCGCACCGATCAGACCCTGCGGCCCGCGCATGGCCGTAGCGAGATCCGTCCCCGACAGCTTGATCGCCTTGAGCTCGTCTTCGGCCTTACCGGACGGGGCGCCGAGCAGACTGAACGACATGCGCAGCCGGGTGGCCGCAGCAGCGGCATCGACTCCCTCATCAGTCATCAGTGCGAGCGCGGAACCGACCTGCGTCAACGACAACCCGAAAGACTTCGCGGAAGGGAGGACACCAGTGCCGATCGCGGAGACGAAATCCTCCATCCGCATATTTCCCGCGCCAATGATGGCGTTGACCGTGCTGGCAGCCTGCGTGAAATCAGTCGCTCCCCGGATCCCCGTGCGCCACGCGCCCGCCAGGGCATTGGTCGTGGCCTCCAAGTCGGCCCCGCCCAGCGCCGCCAAATCGCTGGACGTCTTCAGGGCCTTCATCGCATCGACGTTGTCCATGCCGACGGACTTGAGGTGGTACAGGGATTCAGCGAGCTTTTCCGGTCCCTGCTGGGCGGTCTTGCCCAATTGCAATACCTGCTTGGACAGGACCCCGACGTCCTTCGCCGTCCCGCCCGCCTGAGTGGACACCTTCAGCATCTCGGACTGAAACTTCACGGCCCGCTCAGCCGACACCGCCAGCCCCACAGCCAGACCGCCGCCGAGCGCCACCCCCGCACCCAGCGCGGCCTTGCCCAACTTCCCCATGCCGCGTTCCAGCCGGCCCGCCGAGTCCCCCACCGACTTGAACGTCTTGGATGCGGAATCCTTCGCGATCAGGTCATAGCGGACACCGGTCGTGCGGATCGCCATACCGCGGCTCCTATCATGCAGGAGCCGCTGGTGCGACTGGTCAGCTACTGGTCATCCGGCGCGTCTGCGGCGGCACGCTCTTCGGCCTCGATCCGGTACAGTGCCCGCCACTCGGTCAACTCGCGTGAGCTGATCCGGGCCAGCATCTCGGCAGCGGTCATGCCGAGATCGCGGGCGAGGGTCAGGACGAAGCGGCGCCATCCTCCGTCTCGTCCGTCCCGGAGTTTCCCTCCGCCACCGCCTCCTCCTCTTCGCTCATGCCGGACAGGCGGGCCGCCGCCTCGTACAGCCGGTTGATGACCAGGCTGCTCTTCTTGCCCAAATCGGGGGCATCCCGGTCCCCGAAGATACGGGTGCCGCTCTCGGTTACCAGCACCCTCACCAGCAGCTTCGCGCGGGCGTTGGTCACGTCGAGCTGTCCGTTGCGGCGGATCGACTGCTCGAAGCTGTCTCGCTCGGCACCCGTCATCGCCTTGACGAGCACCTTTCCGCCCCACTCGGGACAGTCCACGGCCTCGGTGACGATATCGTCGGCCGCGAGGATCGCATCGGCGGACAGGGTCATGTGCTGCTCACTTCCTATGTGATGTCTCGACTGATCTGGTCCATGACGCGGTTCACCGCGAGCCGCGCACGAGGGCCGGCCGCCCGCATGACCTTGTAGAAGTAGGGCCTGGGCTCCTGCCGTACCCACACCTCGGTGTTCCCGAAAACCGGATGCCGCCACGGGGCCTTGGTGCCCTCCATATAGGCCTGCACCGAGCGGCTGCGGTTTGGCATCTTGCGGCCATCCACGCGGATCGCCACAGCGGCCTGCCGGCCGGCCGTCTTCACTTCCGTCCGCGTCGCCTTCGACAACTGGCCCCGCAGCCCGTCCGCGCTGTACGGCCGCGTGGACGGGATCTGCCGGATCGACGCCCGCACCATCGGCACCAGCGGCCGGGCGGCCTGCCGCAGCTCCTTGCGGAACCGTTTCAGCACCTCACGGTCGTCCATCTGCTTCAGCTCGCGCACGATCCGCGTCAGATCACGGCCGTGCCGAAGCCCCGCCGACGTGGGCATCAGGCCGGGATGGCGACGTCTTCGGCCGGCTCTCGCGTGACGGCGAAGTTCACCATGATCTGAGCGACGCTGCTGATGTCGGACTGCTTCGGAGCGCTCGTGACCTTCACCGGGAACACGTCCGCGAGATGCCCGACGACATCGCCCTCCCACATCCAGATGACGTAGCCCGCGGTGCCACGCGACAACAGCGTCCGCACATCCACACTCGTGGAGTCCGCGTAGAAGGTCAGAGAGCTGTCACCCGCAGTGGTCGTACTCGACACCTTCGAGATGAACGCCGAGCCCAGCGCCGGCGCGTCCTCGGTGTTCCCCGTGACCTCCCACCCCGACGCAGCGCTGACCTCGTCACTCAGGTCCGTACCCGCGTTGATCTCAGCCCGCGTCGGAGACTGGTAGGCCGCCAGTATCGGCACCCAGATCGCCTTGCTCACGCCCATCCGGTAGTACTTGTCCGACGGCGTGATCGGAGTCGCGCTCACGTCTCATCCTCCTTCGTAGTCCGCCGGCGCGACGGCTTGTCCGGCGCAGGCTCACTCGGCACCTCGACCTCGGCCCCCGCCGGAGCCTTACTGCTCACCGCCCGCGGTGCGGGCGGCTCCGGCTCCTCCACCACCACCCAGCCCGCAGACCCGTAGTGCTGCACCTGCCGCTCATCCGCGGGGATGGTCTGACTCGGCGGCAACTCCGGGTGACGCATCCGCACCCGCCCGCTCACGACGACACGTCCACGCGGAACGGCGCCACCGTCACGGACGTCACGGCGTCGTAGGTGATCGCCGCCCGGCCCGTCGCAGGATCCCGATACCGGGACGTGAGCGGAATCAGCTCGGTCTTCCCGGCAGCCACGACCACCGCCCGGTCCGCGACCGCCAGGTCGCCGTCCACCGTGCCCGGCGTTGCCAGCGTCACCGTGTGGCTCGACGCATCCGCGTTCTTCACCGCGAGGAAGACCCCGGCGCCTGTCTGCGCCGTGTCCCCGCCCGCCGACGCGGCTACCAGCGCCGCATCCAGTTGGGACCCCTGCAAGGGGATCACTGTCGTCGTCAGGGCCGCCATGCCCACTCCTTAGTCACGAATCGACCACAACCCGCACACGGGAACCGGGGCGGATGGGATAGTGCGGGCCGTCCACAGCCGCACCAAGGGGGAAACCACGCATGCACCGCCACGCCACCGCCGCAGGTACGCTCGCCGCGACAGCCGTCCTGCTCGCCAGCTGCTCAAACAGCAGCAGCCACAACGCCAAACCCACGGGCACAGTCACGACGGCCGCGGCGATGACCACAACCCCGTCGACAACGCCCGCCACCGGCCACTACGCCAGCGCCCAAGCGGTTGCCGACGCCCTCAAAGCAGCCGGGTTCACCGTCTCCGCACTCAAGCCCGACGACGCCGCCACCAACGAAGACATGGGCATGGACTCCGCCTACGACCTCACCATCACCAACAAGCCCGGCCCCGCGGCCGGAACCTCCGGCATCAACACGTTCCGCAACCACGAAGCCCTCACCAGTTGGGTCGAGCTCTCCAAGAGCTTCGGCGGCATCGCAGTCACCGGCGACACCTGGGCCGTCAGCCTCACCACCGACGGCCCTGTAGCCGTCGCCAGCAGCAAAACCCTCGCACCGAAGATCG